ACCTGGGCAATTGAACCAAGAATAATTGAAGGTAATAAAGTAATAACTGTCCCAAAAGATGCTAAAACTAATCGTATCATAGCTGTCGAGCCTTCTCTGAACTTGTTCTTTCAGAAAGGTGTTGGCACCATGATCAGAAATAGGTTATTATCTTTTGGAGTTGACCTAAACCACCAATATAAGAATCAAGACCTTGCAAAGAATGGATCCAAGCATAATGATCTTGCCACTGTCGATTTCTCATCGGCTAGTGACACTATTTCATTTATGCTAGTTATGGATCTCCTTCCTAAGCAATGGTTTGACGTTTTATATCGACTTAGGTCCCACCGTGGACTTATACAGGGCTCTCTATTCGAGTATGAGAAATTCTCCTCAATGGGGAATGGTTTCACATTCGAACTTGAAAGCTTAATCTTTTGGGCACTCGCAAAAGCTTGTGTTCCAAAAGACCATCCCGAGTATCATAACGTATCTGTTTATGGTGATGATGTAATCATCCCATCAGATTGCTATGATACCTATGTTTCCTTATGCTCCTATGCGGGATTCACAATCAATACGAATAAATCGTACTCTTGTGGATACTACAGAGAAAGCTGTGGTGAACATTTTTGGAATGGTATCTGTATAACGCCTGTTTACATACGATCTCTCCTGACTCCTCTGGAGTCTATGAAGTTCCACAATAGGCTCGTTGAATATTCGACAAGATCTATTGCGATCGGATTCCGTGATAAACGGTTCCGATCGGTCATATCCTTACTAAGGAATAAGGGTCCATTTCCTTTGGTTCCTATCGGCTATGGTGATATTGGCTATATCTCAGATTTCGATGCTGTATGTCCACGATTTTGTCGTGAATATCAACGCGGATTCTGGGGGAAAGCTTTATCATTTAAGCAGATTGTAAGGTTTGAGGAGGATCATGCTTTGCTTTTAGCTAAGCTTCTTAGAATGGAACATTCTAATAGTAAACAAGCTGAATGTAGTTTTGAGAAAAACCACACTAGCTACGGTGCCAACTCTAAACCTCACTGTAAAAAAGTTTGGTTTATGGACTGGCCCAGTTTAGGGCCGTGGCTTTAGCCACGCCCTTTACAGGAGCTGACTG